GTTAAATCAAGCACAAACGAACTGAAAAGTTCACGTGCGCTATTTTCTCTCTACCCCTTTGTTATGGAGAAACTAATCTATAACCACCTCAACTCGACCCGTCTCAGTATTGCCGAATCCTTCCGAAGAAAGATTGACGCCACGTCAACAACGGATTCCGCTGCTAGTGAATATAGTCAATTAACCTCCTCATGTGCACTGCTAGTCTTGGCAGACCTTGCACAAAGCTCTTGTTTCTATTACAAAAATAAGACGACCTCAAGACGTTCTGCCCTTCTAAAGTTGTCTAATCACTTAAGAAACCTATACGGGTTCCTTAGCGAAAGGACTCTTAGAAAGGAAGAGGATATCAGCATCCTAAAACTGATACCTGGTAACTCAAAAAATCTAGATAACTGCAACCAATACCTAAGGTCTCATCTTAAAAGAACAATGATGTTGAAAGATGTGCCACTCTTTGAATATACTAAAAGACAATTCCTGTGGATCCAATCATGTTGGCATTCCCTAATAACTCCTATTTCCCTTTGCTTAAACCGTCAAACACGAGCGTTTAATAAGGCCTTCAAAGTCCTCGTCAAATCAATAAAGGTAACCTCAATTGATAAAATAACAAAAGACCGTCCTCGAATTAAATTACATTCCCAACCCATTCAGAGATGGAAACTAAAAGAAAACGATTCAGATCCCAAGAATCTTATAACCAAAAAATACCTAATTGATGAGAGAGGAACAGCGAGTAACCTTAAGAAACTTCAAGTGCTGATTGAGAAAGCAATACGTCAAGGAAAATGCAGGAGAAGAAGTAAGGACATATATAATAAATACTGTGTTGAATTCATAGGAAGACGCTTCCTAATGAACTTCTTAATACTCTCAAACTTTGGAAGAAGCCTCCCAATTCTCACAGAGGACCTCAGTGATGAAATTCCAAAAGCTGCTCTACGTTTCCTAGAACAACATGAAAAACCAAAACCTACAGACCAAGAAGAACTGAGAACTTTTCTAAGAAAGAAAGTATTCCCACAAATACCTAAAAATATATGGAACCAAATGAAAAGACAAGAAGAAAACCCTCGCTTTAACATTTCCGCATGTATAGAAAAAACTCTCCAAGATGGAGGAACTTATGAATACTTTCGAGAAAAAATTCTCGAACGAAAACGAATAGAAAGGGAATTCGCAGGAATGTCATATAGTGTACCATTAAGTGATGAAGTAACTAAAGAAGACTGGTGGAATGAAGTAATTCTCGAAGCCCTAAAGCCCGAAAACGGATCAATGCCACTCAGCTTACAAATTATCAAAGAAAGAGGATGCAAAACAAGACTACTAAGTAAAACTAAAGCAGCCCTATCCGCAATTCTAACTAAAGTAAATGATCAAGCGACTACTCTTTGTAAGAATATCAAAGGCATCCGAGAAGGATATCAGCTACACTCTAAGAATGCTAGCCGAAATTCAATCGGTGCCCATGAAGTTCTTAATACTCTAACAGAATTCGGACGATACCCTGTTCGAAGTTTCTACGAATCAGACTGCTCAGAAGCAACTGACCATATCAACCCAGAATATGCCAGAATAATAATAGAGGAGCTTGCGAACTGTTTACAATGGACCCCCTTAGAAAAGGAAATCGCACTTAAAACTGTGTCCAAATCACATGACGATAGATACTTCATAATCAAAGACTACGACATCACGGAAACCAAGGGATCTTATACCATAGAAAGAAATATCCTTCCAAGTTTTAGACCCGATGAAAACCGTATCAAGGCAGAAGGGACTCAAACCCAAACAAGGCCATTCAATTCAGAAGGAAAACTCCCTCAATTCGAACCTGGCTCCATCTTCAATCTAATCCCACCTACAAGAGGCGGAAGAGGAATGAGACGACCATCAAGACGAATGATGAGAAGACCTACCGAATCTCATGAACAAGTAAGGACGCTACAACCTTCTATAATCTCAACCCCCAAATGTATACAAATACCGTCGGTTCATTTCAATGAAGTTACTGATATGATTGAAACTATCAAACCAAAAACCTCAAAGATCAACGACGATATAAAAGAACCAAAGAAACTACAACCTATAACTATGTCAGAAGTAAACCCAGAAGACTGGGCTAGAATAAAGGAATTGAAAGACCATATTAACTTAATAATCTCCCAAGGACAATTGTCAGGAACAATCGGAAGTGTTCAAAAACCAACGAATCGAGAACTTTTCATTGATTTCCATCAATTAGTCGATACAGGTGAAACATCTATGGGTAACCCAATTTATGTAACAACCTATAATAAACTATTAATTGAAACACCAGACGGTTTCCAACCAATCAGCAATCCTATATTTCTAATCAACTCCCTAAGGAATCGAGTACTCGAGCTTCATGACTTAATTACAGAATTAGTTTCTAAAGAACCTGAAATAGAATATCTTCCTCTATGTACCTTCGAAATCGAAGTCGAATACGAGCCTTATAATAAGGTAAACACGATCCAACTCCAGAAATCTTGGGCAGACATAGAATCTGAACATCCATCCCTCTATACAAAAGGAACCGAGACTACTGCTCAAAAAGAACAACCCTCCCTAGACCTATCTGAAGATCGATACAAAAATCTCAGAAAATTAGTCGACCAAAGCCAACTCTTCCTCCAAGAAATATCAATAATCAAAACAGATCCAAAGACAGAGACAAATGATATAACCGTAGAGTATATCGATGGAGATCCAAATCAACCCAGATACATCCAACAAAGAAGAATCTTCAATGCCGGAGAAATCGTATCAAAGATAGAAAAAGAAATCAAAGATAAAACTCAAATAACACCAACTACAAAAAGCCTCAAAAAAAGACAGTGAAGGCAACTCATACTTAGAACTCACCTATCCTCAGACAAGTGGAACTCAGATGGGTCTCAGATTATCGTTTCCGATTCTCTGCCTTCTTCATCTTTATGCCTGCTATAAAGCAGGTGATTGGCATCATAGCTGTATATTTGGGGACGATCTAATAGCAAACTGGGATCTAGCAACCATCTCCCGCTACCTAGGAGAAATGGGGAAACTAGGCTTTAAAATGAATAAAAAGAAAGAATTCTTCTCAAAGAGAATAAACTTATTCTGTGGAACCTATCTCGACTTCAAACACAGAGAAATACTCAAGTTTCCAGAGTATAAATCCATATTATCAACCAAAACAGATTCTTCCTTCGATAAAGAATTCGATCGATTCATTCGCATTAAAGAAGTGAATAACATCGCTGTTACCCAATCCAGTCCCAATTTAGCTAAAAGAGTCCGACAGGTAGTAAATATCCTATACTTCAAAGA